CTCTTGAATTGTAAAGTTTTTTTGCAAAAATATCTATCCCAATATTACATACAAATCCCCATGTTTGCTTACATTTAATGGCAAATTAAGGAATATGATTAAAAATTAATCACAGAGTGGAATAATTTTGCCCTATTTTTGTGCCACTCGTTTTCATATAATGGTGTAAAAGGTTAGAAATGGCTAAAACACTCGCACAAAGATTAACTGATATTCAAGATGCAATCGAATATGTACAAGGTGGGCGTGTATCTGAATATAGAACAGGATTAAGTTCAATAGTAAGGCTTCCTTTAAGTGTTTTATATAAACAAGAAAAAGAAATCATAGAGAAAATAAATCTCTATGGTGGTGACTTTGTGGAGGGTGCAAATGCGAAAGCAAATATCAGGAGCAATCACATTGTTTTTGGCGAAACTATCTAATTATTATATTATCCCAATACTTATAAGTATATTTATTCTCTATATGATAGGTGCATTTATAAGTGTTTCTTTCAACATAGCCTTATGGAGCATTTATACAAGAGTTACACTATCTTTTATCTTTATTTTATCACTCATTTTTCTTATCTTTATAAAAGTTAGGAGTATTAAATGAGTTTACTACAAGATATTAGAACTTCATTTTATGAGGGTGGAAAAATATCTAAGGTAAACGCTGATTTTACAAACGCAATAGGCACTTTTGAAGATACCGCTTTAGGCGATAGATTAGAAATGCTCAAGAGAGCAAGATGGCTACACGAAAACAATCCTATTATATCCAATATAGATGAAACCATCAAAAACAATGTTATCGGTAATGGGATAAAACTCAAATCACTTGTAGCAGATAAAAAAATAGCAGATGAAATAGAATTAAAATATAGAGAAAGGATTGAGAGCCAAAATGCTTATTCATTAAATGCAAGGTTAAGCGGTGTAGCTGCCGAAAGAGTAATATTGGGTGCAAGAATGATGGATGGTGAGTCTATCGTAAACTATGTATTAACCAAAGATAAGAGAAATCCGTTAAAAATTCAAATAATAGAAGCATCAAGCTTTGATAACTCAAAAATAGGTGATTATATTTATAGTGGTGTAGAAGTTGATAAAGATACAGGCAAAACTAAAAAACTTCACTTTGTAGATGAATTTTACAATGAATTTTCACTAGATGCCAAAAATACCCTACATGTAATGAATATAGAAAACAGAGCTTCACAAGCTAGAGGTGTTAGTGAATACAAACAAATAATTTTAGATCTAAAGAACTTTATGGCATACAACACTGCACTTATTCAAAATGCAAGAGTAAGGGCAAATCTCCCTTATTATGTAACAGTAGATAACCCATCAGGAACAGCTAGAGGAAATGCAACATCTACAGAGCCGGATAGGCAGTTGCAAATGATTAACGGATTAATGGTGCATTATCTAAACAAAGGAGAAGAGCTAAAACAGCTTGACCCTAAAGTAGCAGGAGATAATCATAAAGATTTTTTAATGATGGTTATACGACTTATCGCTGCGGGAAGAAAAGTCTCTTACGAGTTAGCTTTTAGAGATTATAGCCAAGTAAACTTTGCATCAAGTAGAGCATCTTTAATACAAGATAACAAAAGATTTGATTATGAGCAACTATTACACATTTTAACATTTAAAAACCCTGATTTTGAGAAATGGTTAGATGCTATGGTAATGAGTGGAAATATAAAATCAATCAAACCATCTCACTATTTTACAAACAAAACAGAGTATCTAAAAAAATCTTGGATACCGCCAGCTAGAGAATGGGTAGATCCTCTCAAAGATATATCGGCAATCAAAGAAAAATTACTGTTAGGGATGACTACATTAACAAGAGAAGTAGGAAAACAAGGGCTTGATATTGAAGATATTATCAAAGAAAAACAACAAGAAAAACAATTATTTGAGAAAGCAGGGCTAGAGTATATTAATACAAATTCTTCCTTAACTGCCAAACTCTTAAATGCAATAAAGGAGGAAAAATAATGATAAACAGTGTTATATATGATAATGTATGGCTAACTTCACAAGAAAACCTGCAAAATATTATCAGCATAGCAACTAGAAAAAGCAGTGATATTGAGAAAGCAATTGAATTAGCTGATAAAAATAATAAATATTATGCTTTTAATGGTGCAGAAAATACAACATCAAACAGAGTATCATTTCAACAAAATGTAGCAGTTGTTAGTATTACAGGCTCAATAGTTAGATATGGAAATATGTTTACAGATGTTAGCGGTGCAGTATCTACTGAAGCCATAAAAGCTGATTTGGAAAAAGTTTTAGCAAACCAATCGATCACAAAAATAATTCTTTCATTTGATACAGGCGGCGGAATGGTAAATGGCGTAAGTGATTTATCTGAACTTATATATGCAAATAGAGAAAAAATTGTAGCACATGTGAAAGGTATGGCAGCTAGTGCTGGCTATTGGTTAGCTAGTGCATGTAGTGAAATACATTGTGAGGATACAAGCATACTCGGAAATATCGGCGCAATTATGGGCGTATATAAAAAAGATGAAAATATAGTGCAATTTATATCTTCTCAATCACCAAATAAAGCTCCAGACCCAGAAGGTAAAGAGGGCAAAAAAGAGTATCAAAAAAGAGTGGATGCAGTAGCAGAGGTTTTTATACAAGCAGTATCGCATCATCTAGGCATTAGTAGCCAAGATGTAGTAAGTCGTTTTGGTGCTGGGTCAGTATTCGTCGGTCAAAAAGCGGTAGATATTGGACTAGCCAACAGCGTTACTTCTCTAAGTAACTTGATAAACCAATTTCAAGGAGGCAATATGCCAAAGGATAATGGAGTTAAAGGAGCTATTGAGGAGCAACCAGCAGTAGCACCAGAACTCACAACAAAAATTGAAGAGCAAAGCAAGGCGATAGAAACCTTAAAAGCTCAAATAGCGGATAAAGAAAGAGTCGAAGCAGTAAATACAGTTTTAGCTTCTCATAAAGATATTTTTTCAGCAGAAGAAATCAAACAGATTGTAGCTGATAGTTCTCAAACAGAGCATACAGTAGCAAAAACAATCTTAGAAAAGATAACTGCTAAACAAGATACCGCACCAGTAGTTATAGGAGCAGATGTGAAAGTAGATTTAAATGCAGTAGGTGATGCTATTCTAATGAAATCAGGCATTGATACTCTAGCAAGCGGCAAACTAGAAACGAAAGGGCTAGAATCTAAATCAATGATGCAGTTGCTATCAATGGTTAATGATGTAAACCTAAACACAGCTTCACAAGGCGATATTATAGCCAGTATGAATACAGGAAATTTCCCAATTCTATTAAGCAATGTTCAAAACAAGCTAATCGCAGATGCTTACGATACAGCACCAGTAACTTATAGAGAATGGACTAAATCAGTTGGGCTTAAAGATTTCAAAACTCAAACACTTATTGATGTAAACAGTTTTGATAGTGATTTTGAAAAACTTAGTGAGGGTGGTAGTTTACAATACGGGTACAGAAGTGAAGATAGTTTAACTTGGAGATTATATTCTTATGGTAAGAAATTTGCACTAACTTATGAAGCTATTGTAAATGATGATTTAGGTGGTTTCTTTGATAACCTAAAAGATTTAGTATCAAATATCGAAGCATGGAAAAATAGACAAGTTTACGATATGTTGCTAGGTAGAGGGGATTATTCTACTTATAAAATGGCAGATGGAAAAGCTATTTTTGATACTACTCATAAGAATACAGGTACAGCAAGTGGCGTTTCTCAAACATCTCTTTTAGAGGGTTATAAGAAAATGGTATCTCAAACTGTAAGAGTAGGCAAAAACAAAACTAGAAGTGCAAATATCAAGCCTAAAAATATAATCACTAGCCCTGATAAATTCCCTGAAGTTTCAACACTGCTTAACACAAACGGTGCAAATGGTGTAAACGACAATGTTGTAAAAAATCTTGTTTCTCCAATCGCAGATTTTGAATTAGTAGGGCAAGACGCATGGTTTATGACAGGTGCTAAGAGAACAATTAGTATAGGTTATTTGCAAAGAGAAGGTAACCGCCCAGTAATTGAAATGGTTAGACAATCAAAAATACATGGTATCGAGTATGAAATCGCTTTTAGATTTGGAATAGTAGCGGAAGATTACAGAAGCCTATTTAAAAATGCAGGAGCTTAATAATGGCATATATAGTAAGTGATGGCAATCAGCCATTATATAAAACAGATTTAACACTTTCAGCTGATATGGCTGCCGGAACTGTTACAGCACTAGGTGCTATGGCGGGACTTGTTGAAGTTGGTGGACTTTCAGGTGAAACAGTAGCAATGACGCTAACAGGTAGAGTTTATGCGGATACAGTAGATACTTTTACAGTAGGCGATAAAGTTTATGTTACACCAACAAATACAATAGTATTGCTAGATACATCAAACACATTAGCAGGTACAGCAGTTGATGTTGGTGCAGGTTATGTGGTATTTGAATTAGGTAAGTAATTATGAGCCTTAAAGAGCAATTAAAAACAGATGCACAAACCATCATTAACTTAGATGAATTAGCTGTGGAAGCGGTTTATCACAAGGCAGATGGTGGTGATATTGCATTGAATTGCTTAATTGACTCTTTAAGTGCCAATAATATGCTAAGGGGAAATAAAGATGTAGAAAATGAGCTATTAGCTTATGTTGCTATTGATTTTACCCCTACTATTTATGAAAAATTAACAGTAAATAATATTACATACACGATACAAAGGTTTAGTGTAGATGATTTATTTACTACATTAGTTTTGAGTAATGAAAAAAGACCAACAGGCAAAAACTATGGCTTTAGAAGTTAAATTAGACAATGCCTTTGGCAAATTAGAAACACTAAAACAATTTGCACCAAACTTTGCAATGGAAGCTATGCAAAAAGGCGGTACAACTCTTAGAAAAGCAATGGTTAGTAAAGCTAAATCAATGGGAACTCACCAATGGGGTGTTGAATATTATAATGGATATAAAAGGCTTACTTATGGCAAAAGAGAAAAACAAGCTTATTCAAGAGAGGGCAGAAGAGTTAGTGGAAATAATGCTAATCTTGGTGAATTTATCCGTATGCAAGGATATGACGCAACCTTAAAAGTTTTAGTCGGCTTTATGAATGAGAAAAAAGGATTTAGGGCTTATAGATACAAAGATGGCAAAAAAACACCATATACAAGAGTAAGTGGTGTTTTTGTTAAAGCAATCGGACAAAAAATGGAATATGGCGGAAGAGAAAACCTAACAGATAAACAAAAAGCTTTTTTTAGGGCGTCAGGCTTTGGCGGAATTGCAAAAAGAGGTTATGTAGATAGAAAAGCTCGACCAATAGTAAGACCAACATTTTATGCTCTAAGAGGAAGTGTAATTAGTGAGATTGATAAAAGCTTTAAAGATGCTTTTACAAAAGTATCTAGTGAGTACAGGAGAGTATCTTGATAACAAATAAAGAGATAAGCGAATTTTTAATAAACACATTAAGTGTATCTATTAATCTTGAAACTTATTCACAAAATCAGTTTTCTAAATCCCCTTTGATTTTTTTAGGGATAGATACTGAAAACCCACCTCACACTAAGGATTATCCTCTTTTAGCGATAGCTCCTATGGTAAATGAGATGAGTGATAGCAATACCAACTATGATTATGAAATGGTTATACATTTGATGGTTAAAGGGGAAGAAACCCCGAATATATCAGGCAATGTTATCAAATATGAGGGTATTTATAAAATTGAGGAAATGGGAAATATTATAGTTGATGAGTTAAAAAATGCATTTTGCAATACAAACTTAGACAGCTATGAGATTACCTTTTACAATCATGAAATTACATTGTTTCCTATTTATTCTGGTGCAATAGTAATTCATTTTAGCGTGCCGAATGTTATCGGTGATGCAAAATTAAACATAGGAGCATAAAATGGCAAATCCAATAATTAAAAAAGTTGTTTTAGATTGGGAAGATATAGCAGGTACAGATCCAACAGTACCAGCACCAGTAATCTTAACAGCAGTAGAGAGTGGGATAACAGTAAATAAACAAACTAAAGTTGATAAAGTTATTGGTGGAGATATAGATAGTGGGGGAGAGCCTTATGGTACATTTAATGAAATATCAGGAGGAATTACTACTCCTTTATATTTTGAGCAAATAGGTATTTTACTAAAAGCATCTTTGGGTGTTCCAATCACTATTGATAATGGCGACAGCACATATACTCACACTTTTAAATCTACGGAGTGTATCCCTAGTTTTTGTATCCAAAATACATTAAATAACTCTTGTGAGGGTGGAGCTGATCTTATTGAAAGATACAATGGGTTAAAAGCGAAAGGTTTTAATTTAACTGTATCACCAGATGGAGACTATAATCTAAGTATGGATACCGTAGGAATGAATTTTAGAGATAGTATCGTGGATTCAATAACAGAATTAGACGAAACATCAAAAATCGTTCTTGGTGCAACTCGTATTAAAAATGCACATACTTCACTAAAAATTGATGGCACATCATATACTTTATCAAAAAGCTTCTCAATGGCTCTTGATAGAGGCACAGAAGCAACTTATACACTAGGTACTGGTGCAAATGCAGGAGCAGTTAGCGATTTACAAGTATCTTTAAGTGGTGACTTTGCAAGCTTATTTGATAACTCGGTTTATACAAAAGCTAAAAATGAAACACAAGTAACATTTGACATTGTTATTACAGATGGTGCAAATACATTAACATTTACAGTAGCAGAAGCAAAATTTGGCTTTAAAAATGAAAGCAAAAAAGTTGGTGAAAAATATCCACTTAATTTAAGTTGGAATGGATACAAAAAATCAGGAACAGAATTGTTAAAAGTTATATTGACTAACGATGTAGCAAGTTATTAAAAAGGTAAACAATGAAAAAAACAGAAGAGCCTAAAATAGAGTTATCACTTGAAGCTATGAAAGAAGTATATAAAGAGCATGAAGAAAACATAAAAGAAATAATAGATTATGAGCTTCCTGATTTATTAGAAGATATTGCATATCCTCTTACTTTCGGAGAAAAGAGAAAACTTAAAAAATATGATCTTAAAAAAGTAGATATATTAGAGGATGAGGAATTAGATGAGTTGCTTATAGAAATTATGACTTTAAGAAATATTGATGCTAAAGATATAGATGCTATCCCATATAGTGATTTACAAATGTGGATAAGAAAAATTGCAATATTAACTTTTAATACAGAAGTAATTGCTACAAAAAAGTAAAAGCGTATCTTGATTGGCAAAGTGATAATTCAATTCAGAATTATATCAAGATAGCGTTAGAAATTGGAGAGGATTTGCCACCAGAGGTGCTTCCTCCAAAACTTCCTTTGCATATAAAAGAGGTGATGGATTTTTTCCGTAAAATATCTACTCAATGGGTAGTAGGCGGAATGGGTGGAGCGATTGGGTTAAATTATAACGCAGTTGTTGAAGTAGCTAAGATTTATGGGTTTGAAATAACACCATATAGAATGGATTTGATTAGATTTATAGAAGAATATATTTTAGAAAGGAGTTGAGATGGCAGCAGGTGATGTAATAATCAAGTTTAGTGCAGAAGATAATCTCACTCCGGAAATAAAAAAACAAATCGAAGAGTTAAAAGAGCTAAACAAAAGTTATCAAGAATTAGATTTAAGAATAAAAGATTTAAAAGCAGATAAAAAGGGTATATTACAAGGAATTACTACTTCCGATATACCAAATATACATAAACTACAAAAAGAATTAATAGAATTAAAAGAAGCATATGTAAGTGCAGAGCGTGGATCAAAAACAGCGGTTAAAAATGCACTTAAAAAGAAACAAATAGAATTAGAAGCCGAACTTACAAAAGAAATAAATAGACAAACAATAGCATTAAAAAGAAAACAATCAGAAATAAAACAAGGTAGCTTTTTATTAGGAAAAGAAGTTTCAAAAAGAAAGCAGGTTTCAACAGCAACAAAAAGAGAAAAAATAGCGATAGATAAAACAACTACTTCAAGGAAAAAAGAAAATTCTGTTAGAAGTAGTGCTATGACTACTATTGTTAGGCATTTACGACAAATTGAAACAATGGTAGTGGCATATTATGCACTTAGTAGAGCAATAAACTTTACAGCTACTAAAGGAATTATGCTAAATAAAACTATAGAAGATGGACAAGTAGGTATAGCGGCACTTATTTCAGCTAATACAGAGGGTGGAGA